GTTTCTGTAGTTCGTATGCTTTGCCCTCGCGCTCCGGTCTTGTGTTTGGACCTAAGGCCGGTCGTGTCGTTGCCCGTTTCGGGTGGTGGGTGGATCCCATCCAACGTAGCCCTTCCTATTTAGCTTCGATTTTGAAAGGCGATGCAATTGGGCGGCTTAAGTCCTGTGCCCATGTGCCTTTTGCCCGTTTCCTCTGTCGCCGCGTGCTTGAGTTGACCGCCGATTCAGTCGCTAAGTATGAGCGCAAAAAATACTACACGTTTGTTGAATCTGTCAACTCCGTTGAGATTGATGATTCCGTGTGGGAGATCTTTGAGAGGCGTTATGGTCTGACCCGGCACCACGAGGAACAATATGCACGCATGCTAGCTAGGGTTACGAAACTGCCAGCCGTGGTAAATTTCGCCCCTCTAGCCCAACTCCTTGCCGTTGATGTGTTGGAAAGTGAGTATGAAGACCTTTTTTAAAACGTCCATGGCGCATGACGATTAAACTGCTAGCCTAATTCTTTGACCCCCGCCCCGGGGTCGTTAAATATTAGGGGCCTCAACCTAATCCTCTCCCTTTTCATGATCATTCTCACCTCTGGTCGTGTATGCCGCACTTGCACCACCAACTTCCTCACAAGATTCGCCTCACCCTTTGTTCTGATTGTGCTCTCCGTTTGTACCGTTTGTTACGCGCTTCATGCCACCCAGACGCAAATCCAAACCAGGACGCGGACGCCGCCGCATCGTCGCAGCGCCAGCCCGCAAGAAGAAACCGCGCCCGCCGGCACAAGCGCCGCCCCAAACAGTCACAGCCCCCTCCGCACCAGCGCCGAAACAGTCGATCTTGGGGCCGATTGGGGCGGCTGTTGGTAACTACTTTGCCCCAGGCATTGGGGGCGCTCTCGGTTCGGCCGCCGGCAATCTCATCGGCGGCTTCCTTGGATTTTCAAAGAAAGGAGTCAATCGCATGGTCCGCGCCCTTGAAGCCGGGGGGTCCATCCGCTTTCCATACCGTGAACTCCTCACCGAACTTTCCGGATCCACCGGCTTTGTTAACCAAGCCTTCGCTCTCAATCCCGGAGATGTCAATACCTTCCCCTTCCTCTCCAAAATAGCTCAATATTTCACTGAATATGAATTTGAGAAGCTGTGCGTCGTATTCAAAAGTCAGTCTGCCGACGCTCTCAATTCCACAAACACTGCCCTCGGTTCCGTTCATATGGCAACCAATTACAATGCCTTGGAGCCCGCTTTTACGAGTGAAGCCCAAGTGTTAGTCACTCCCGGGGTCACGTGTTCTAAGCCTTCCGTTGATTCCGTGCATTACATTGATGTGATGCCCAGGAATGGCCGCAAGTCTTTGTTTATTAGGTCCTCTGCCGTTTACGGCAATGCCGATGAGCGGTTGGATGATCTTGGTACTTTCCAGATCTCCACCGCTGGCATGCAAGCCGTTTCTGACATCGGCAAAGCTTGGATTGAATACGACGTCATCCTGCGCAAACCTAGACTTGCTGAGTCCGGTTCCACTGGAGCCGCCTCTTATTTGGAGATCCATGAAAGCTTTGGGGGGACTGCGACTGCAGCTGCTCCTTTAGGCACTACTGGCGGTGCCGTTTCCCTCCTCAGCACCATTCCATCTGTGACCACGACTACCTCTTACACCCTGCCGTACCAGGGTTATTATTTACTCACCCATACCTTCACCACCAGCAACGCAAACATTGGGGCCGCTCCCACGGCATCCTTTGGCGTTAACATTGCTGGTCAGTCCAAATTTAAAGATTTTGCGGTCGGATCTGTTTCGACCTATGGTAGTACCACTGCTGTAAATGTAGCCTATGTCTATGTCAGCATCCCCGGTACCGGTGCCGCCAATACTGTTACCATTGGTGGCTTAACCGGTATGACCGGTGGTATGACTGACATATTTGTTGCTTCGGTCCCTGGCTCCTACACTTTGCGAAAACTCCCCACCGACGAGCGTCTTCGAGCGCTAATCGCTGAGGTTGTTCAGCAACGCCACTCCGAGCTTGTTATTGTGGACGAGCCTGCTGACGACGATAGGAAGTTGCCCTCACCGTGTGTTCCACGTCGCCGCTGACAATCAATTGTTCCGTTTGCAGGGGAAAATGCATCGGACTGTTGACGTCCTTCATTATTTGTTTTCACTTTCACTTTGAG